ATTTGGGTTGTTTTGTTTTCAAACCATTCCATAGTTATAACCTGGGTTCTGATTTTAGCATTTCATCCAACTTATTGAAACTTGTTGATGCTAAAGAATAAAAAACCTCAACATTATCTTTTATTTTTACATCTTCATAGATGGTCTTTGATTCGTACCAGGTATCGGCTTTAGGGATGCTAACATTCCTGTAAGCATCAAAACCAGGCACATAATCTAAATAAGCAATTAAAGAAGTTTCATCCCCGTATTTGCCCGTTTCTTCTTGGAGGGATTGTTGTTCTTCTTGTTGGTCTTTTATATTTTGAGCAATAATTTGATTAGCTATAGTATCTGCTTCGGAAGTATTACTCGTACCAGATACAGCAGCATCAATTTTAACCTGTATATCCTTCACACCAGCATCCGAAACACTCAAATTGGTACTTACCCCAGGCAGGGTGGTTAATGGGTTGTTTACGCCACTTGCTGCACCCGTATCATTCATAGATAAAACTGTATTAGTTTGAAATTGGGCTGCTTGTATTTGATCGGAAATACTAGGAGAACTGCTAGTAGATATTCCACTAATATTACTACTGGTTGATTTCTTCGTATTATCGGACTGTTCGGAACTTTGCGAGGATAAGTTAGAAGTGTTAGAAAAAGATCCTTTATTAACACTATTGTTGGCAACTAATATAGTCTGAGCAACCACATTTAATTGCTGAGAGGTAATTCCACCCTTTTTTTCCTCTACTTCTTCTCTTTCAATCTCTTCTTCGGCTACTCTTTCTTCTATTTCTTCGTAGATCTCTTCAACGGCTTCTTCTTCGAATATCTCCTCTTGGTGTTCTTCCTGGGGATCTTCTTCAAATTCCTCTTCGTGGGATACCATTTCTTCTTCGGAAAAATGTTCTTGCATTTCTTCTTCAAACCATTCATCCAGTTCTTCAAGCGTTGCAATATCGGTATAGTTCTCTTCTTCATTAATTAATCCTTCTCTAATTATTGTATCAAAAGTATATAAATCTATTAGTTCTTCTGCACCAAAAACTTCAATATGTTGTTCACCATGATAACTTAATTCATTAAAATTATCGTATAAATCCATTTGATAATCTAACTCTTCCCAACTCTCTAACGGGGAAGATTCCCATTCCATGTACCCTTCGTTATTAAATTCTACTTCTGTTCCGTACCAATCATCTACTTGCTCTTGACCGAACTCATTTAGGTCTATTTCGTACCATTCGGCATCGGTAAATTCCATGCCATAATAAGGATCATCGTAGCAATAAGAAGGATCGTCCATACAACTACCAGCTAAGTATAATTCTTCTAAGTAATAATCTTCTTCATAGCCATAATCAATATCTGACGAATCAAAATAAGCTACAGAATCTTGAAAGCTATATCCAGGGCAAGACGGAGAATGTTGTGAATCTCTTTCACACTCATAATCAAACAGCGCATCGTTATAAGTGGGGCAAGTAGTATGGCTTAATGGATCATTTAAACACGCTTCGTTATTGGCAAGAGAACCTCCATCCTCTAGTGCTGTATTATAAGAATTACTACTTGAGTTCCAATCATAACTGACGCAATTACTCGAATTGGTAGTTCCTGTGCTACATTCATCAAAATAAACATAAGTATAATTTTCTGTAGAATTACCCTGTTCCCCAATTAACACATCATGCTTAATAATATCTAATTCTCCATATCTAAATTCATAAGTATCATTAGTCCAAAGAATTACCTCAAAACTATTATCAGAACCACTACGATTGTATTCCCGTAAGTTATACCAACCAAAAACTGCCTTATCTGTGAAGTTTTTAGCTAACATTTTAGAATCACTATCTCTTATTAAATCAGTATAAAAGGGATATAAAGTATAAGTGGTGTGGGGAAGTGGATCTGGGGTGTAATCACCACAATAATTATTGTAGTTTATGCTTCCTGTACCCAAACCAAAATGAAGACAGCCATTCGTGGCCATTCTAGCCGAAGTAAAAGATTCTCCATAAAAACCAAAAGTAAAATCTAAATTAAAAGCAGAAGATAAGCTGTCGTCACCAGAATTTAAGCTGGTAGTTCCTGATTCTCCCGTTAAATCAAATAGATTTTTATTGGCTTCATAAGTATAAGTAGCCCCCAACAGACTACAAAAAAGAAAGCTAAGACTAGCTATTGCGAAATTCTTTAGCACAAGTTCTCTTTGATTTTCTTATCCCCTTTGAGTTCTTTTTTCCTTTACATTTACGAATATAATTTGCTTTTAAGTCCTCATAATCTGGTCTGTCTTCCTTATTTTCTTCCCATGCCTTACGGGCCTCCTCTCCTACTTTGCCGAAATATGGACAGGGAGTGCCAGCTTGCATCATGGAAGTAAACACTACTTTTTGGCTGCAAAGTATAGATATACTAGCTACTTTCATACCTTGAGAATGTAATGCTCTTGATAATTTCAAAAGAACGCAGTTTTCATCCACTACCCCTGCGCCACCCGATAAACCAAAAATCTGATTCTGAAATCCTCCCGAAACTCCCGATATACAAATGTCTTGCGAATACGAGAGAACCGATGGGGCTACTGCCGAAGCAACTGGTGTTTTTGATTTTATTTCTTGCCTTATTACTTGGGTGGAATCGCTTTTATTAATATTCGTATTCCTATTTTCTGCCTGTGTTTGATTAATATTCCTATTTTCTGTCTCTACCTTAGATTCACTAGTGCTTTGATTAATGTTCGTATTTTGTGCTATTGATGAACTTTGATTCTCTATTTTAGATGTAGATACACTATTCACATTCTGCGTGACGTCAGAAGTGGTTGTTGAACTAACTGTAGAATTGTTTGTTGCCACGCTTGTAGTAGTGGCAACTGTGTTAACCGAAGACGAATTTTGATTTATATTATTATTTGTTGATACGGAAGTATTGTTCGTTGTGCTATTAGAGGTGCTATTAGAGGTGCTATTAGACGTATTATTAGAGGTATTAATATTTGTATTCTGGTTGGTTAGCCCTCCACTCGATATATTGTTATTAGTGTTATTAGTAGTTGTATTATTGGTGGTATTTAGACTGTTTTGCTCACAATTATCTGTGCCAGCAGTACAATCTCCTGTTTGTTCACTATAAGCTGAATTAAAAAATACCAATCCCAAAGCTAATAATAATAATTTTTTCTTTATCATCAAAGAGCAAGCGAGACAAAGAAAAAACTACCCAGGGTGACTACCAGGAACACCAGGGATATTCTAATTTGTGAATTAAGGGTGGTTAATTGTGTTTCTATAGACTCCAAACGTCTATAATTTTCTCGCCAACGTTGTTGGCACTCGGCCTCATGGCTTTTTAGTCTTGTGTCTATTTCTGCTATCTGTCCCATCTTCTTCTAACAGATCTATCAACTCTTTTTGCTTTAAACGAAAATGATCTTGTTTCATATTAAGCTCTGCAACTGCATTTGCTAAACGTTGTACGTTTCCTTGCAAATTCTGTAGTTGTGTTGCAACTGAGTATTGTTTATCTGTTAACTCCATTGAATTTATTTTTTTTATTCCATCACCATTCGGTAATTCAATATTAAAACTAACTTTATCATCCATTCTTCTCTCCTAAATTATTTATATTAACTTTCTAATGCTGTTATTCTGTTTTCGGCTGCTTCTAGTTTAGTTGAAAGTTCTTTAACGGCATTTATAAGGGGTAAAATAAACATTCCTTTTGCAATTCTTTGTTGTCCATCTTCTCTTTCACTCCAACCTGAAAAAGTGCTTACCCCAGCAGTATCTAAAGCTGCCTTAACTTCTTGTGCAATTAAACCATGTTGTAAGTCTGTATTGCTTGGTGTGGTCTGTTGCTCAAAAACTTCTCCTTCTGAATTAGTATAAGTAGGTGGAGAATAAGAGTTCCATTCTGTAGGAAACTCACTTGGTGCTTTTAGGTTAAAAGTGACAGGTCTAAGATCATTAATAAAAGATAATCCCAACGTATCAGTAGTTATATCTTTTTTCATTCTTTCATCAGAACTGTGCGACCAACTAGCACCAGAACCACTATAAGCCAGCGTATAATAACTTGCAGCATCACCCAACATTACTTCATCGCTAGTATTATCAGAAATACCAGCACCGATAAGGATAGAACTTTCTCCTGTACAAGTTAAATTGGCCCCAACTGCAACCATATAAGATCCAGACGATGCAGCTTGTAAGTTGCCATAACCTACTGTGGTTGTATAGCTTCCGTATTGACTACTTCCAGCATACATACCTATATGTGTTTGATAATTTGGTCCTTGAGCCATCTGTCCACCAGCAGCCCTACCAACATAAGTACAACGCTGTGAATTAGTGACTAATGCACCTGCATCCTGACCAATAAAAGTGTTAAAAGAACCTTGATCACCAGACTCTTTATCTACATCTTTACCTGCCCCATGTCCTATAAAAACGTTTTTTACCCCTATAGTTAAGGATTTACCAGCTTCATAGCCGAAGGCAGTATTATCTTCCCCTGTATTTAATGATGTTAACGCATCATATCCCATGCTGGTATTATCATCTCCTGTTGTTATGGCATCTAAAGAAGTAGTTCCTACAGAAACGCAATAACTCGCTGTACTGGTTGTGCTAGAAGGATCATTACCTAGCCAAACAGAATTATTTTCAACTAAGCAATCACTTAAATCATCAATATCAGAAGCACCCCCACCACCTGCTGTAGCCCAACCAAGGTTTCCTGAACCATCTGTTTTTAATACCTGGTCTGCGCTTCCATCGGCTGTAGGCAACACCCATATCTGATCACCAGTTAAAGCAGGTGCTTCAAATCCTACATAATTTGCGCCTTCATAAAATCTTAATTCATTCGCTGAACCATCCATTGATACATTACCACTTATTGCTAATGTACTGTTTAAATCGGTGGCCCCTGAAGCCGATAAAGTAGTAAATGCACCCGTATTAGCTGTACTAGATCCAACTGTAGCGTTATCTATAGAACCAGCATTTATATCGGCTGTTGTGGCCGTTAAATCAGCAATAGTCACTCCACCACCATCGGCTATCGTTATAGCATCATCACCATCCGTATATTCGATTAAAGGTGTTAAGAGGGAAGTAGAAGCTGTTATAGAAGTACCAGATATAGTAGAACTCGCTGTAATTGTTGTAAAAGCACCAGTTGATGTAGAACTAGCACCTATCGGTGTTCCATCAATAGCACCACCATTAATATCTACTGTATTACTCGCAGTAATTGATAATCCCAAAGTAATCCAGCCATCATTGGCTGCATTTCTTAATTTTAATAGATTATTGTCGCTGTCTAACCACAACATATAAGCGTAAGTGGTAGAAGGTTCAGAAGTACCAGAGTTAGTAGAAGATATGGCAAGTAGAACATTATTTATATCTGCTCTAACTGTGGCCCCATTGGCATTTGCTATGACATAATCGTGTTGCATAAAATATACCTTTTAATATTAGATTTAAAAACAATAAGTGCCATCATACCTTTGTCAATATCCCCTTGCTATATAATAAGCAGAACGAGAAACACCCGTTCCACTTGAGTTAAAAAATTTCAAAGTGAATCCTGTTGCTGATGGACTCGTAATAGTGTAATAATCACCCGTAGCCAGATCTTGCGCTGTGATATTAATTTGTGGTGCTGCTCTAAAAGATGAATCAAAAGTTAAAGCAGAACCCGAAGCATCTGTGGTGACTCCCTCAGACTCGAATCTATAATAAACCTCTGCTTGCGCTTGTAATTGAGAAACATTAATTTGATGGGAAGAATCTCCTACATTTACCTTTAGTTTAAATTTAAAACCCCTACCATAATAGTTTCCTATAGTAAATTCAGACCAATCACTCCATGTTGCGCCACCACTAGCAGGATCATCCGTTGTAGAAGATACATATAATGTAGTCACTACATCATCAAAAATAGTGTTGTAATCGAAATCAGCCCATGAATCGAAATTTGTAGTTCTCATATCTAAGTAATCATTAAGACTTTCTGTAGTAAAAGTCACACCACCTGATAATGTGGCCCCTCCTGCTAGAGTTAAATCTATTTTATCGCTAAATTCATAAGTACCTTCTAAATCAACACCACCTATGGAATCAAACTCACCCCATACATCCATTAGAGTTGTCATATCATCAATTAGTGTGTCGGCTTCTAGTTCTAATTTACCATCGCTGACCACCATATTTGTTTTTGTTCCTGCAAAGGCAGTATCGGTGACTGTCTGATAAGTTCTCTTCTGCAAAACCGATGGGGATATGGTATTAACTATAGTAGTAGCAGAATCCGATTTATGAGAAGTGGAATCTACTGCTTTTATTAAATAAGTACCTACCAAAAGTGGCATCGTCACTCCATTAGAAGAACCAGGTACGGCATCACCTATGGGTGTAGATGCTATCCAGGTTGCCCCCGATGTAGCTACAGAATGTCTTATTTCATACGTTCCTCCAACCTTAACATCTAAATCGGTTGTTTCATCCCAGGATAAATGGGCTTCTACACCATCTGCTCTCATATAAAAGTTAGATACATTAGCAGGGGCATCAGTTAATGCCACTATTTCAGTAGTGGTTTCAGCGTAATTACTCTTCACGCCTGCATCGTTAATAGCCCTAACTCTTATATTGTAATTGCCTGGTGTTATATCGAAGAAATCAAAATAAGTTCCTGTCGAAGAACCAGGAGATTCATAATTCGTAGCTTCAGAAGTTAATTTATATTGTATTTCATAACTCTCTATATTAACTCCTATATCTTCCCATTCACTATTTGCTACAGCACTCCACGTTAATCTCGCCTTCGCTTTTACACCAGAACCCAACGTAGAACTCACTAAGGATTCTACAACCCCCGTTATAGCAGGTGGATTAACAGCAGGTAAAGAAGTGACTCCCTTAACTGCTAGGGTAGTTTGACTATAAGCCGAAGTAAATCCAGCGTTATTCTTAGCACGAACATTAAAAGTATAAGTGCCTGGTTTTAAATTATCGAAAGTATATTGTTTGGCTGTGGTAGTAGCTATGGCTGTAAATTCTGTATCATTGAGTTTTTTATAGGCAACATCATAAGATCTGGCATAAGCTACTTCTGGTGGTGTCCAACTCATGCTAACTCGGTTTATTACTTTAGGTGAACTAAAGAATAAGGTTTCACTCGCTGTCACATCGGTTGGTGGAAGCACTACGTTTAAATGGGGTAATGCTGTACCTAATGAACTTCTGTATGCTGGTGGGTAAAGCTGATAAACCACATCGCTATATTCTATGGCTGTTATTTTAATTTCATCCGTAGCTTCTATTTCCATTTGAATCACTCTAAATTTTTTACCAGCATTAGAATTGAGAGTGTCCCAACCTGGAGCTTCTAACTTCACATAAATAACATCGCCTATTTCTGCTAACAACCCCTCTTGCGTGGTCTTAAAACTTAAAATGATATTATTTCTTGAAGCAGAAAGATTCTGTCTAGCAATATATTGAGCCATTATCCTATTAGCAGTAAATGGGAGTTCAATCTTCTTTTCTAACAACAATCCATTATCATAAACCTCTCTTCCTGGTGTATTTTCTTCATAGGCCAAATCTGCTTGCCATTCATTTTCGGGATTAAAGAAAGATGCTTCAACTCTATTAGCTAGAGTATCTTTTCCTGCTAATGTTATTTCGTAATCTCCCATCACATTTGATTCATCAAAAGTAAGCGCAGCCGTTTCGGCCTTATCTAATACTAGCTTATACTTACCACCACTAAAGACCAAAGAACCCCTACAAGCAGTTAGCATTTTATTAACAATATTTAAACTGCTTTCAGAAGTATCCACTACTCCGTTTAGTGTGTATCGTTTCTGAGTAGCAGATTTACCAAAGCCATCTTCTACATATTCAAAAGTCACCTCTTCATCACAATAGTTAGCTGCTGCTTCAAAAGAAGTGTCATCTATTAAATCCTCAGATATTGCCCTTCCATAGATGGTATTAGTTAAATAATCACGAATACATAATGCAGGATTGTTGCTATATCGAGTGATAGCTGTACCCACTACGCCATTCACTAGCTGTCTGGTATCTTTTACTGGTCTTCCTTTAATATCGGCAGTAATATTGGGAACTCCTGACGCAAATATCTCTTGATCGAAATGTAATCTCACATAAAGATAAGCTACACCCCTTAATCGGTGATCCTCTGTCCATTCAAAGGGTTGTGAGAAGGGAGAAGATCCTGGTATGGGTATTCCGATGCCAGGTATAGTCCCTGGTTCTGGTTCATAAGCTAATATATTATTGTTTGCGATATGTACTAATTCAGCACTAGCTTCTTGGTCTGCTTCTCCTAAATGTGGTTCGATATAAACAACGGGATTGCCATTTGGATTGCTGTGTACGAAACGATTATCCTTATTGGGCCACGCTTCTACGTTGTTTAAATAAACAGCCGTTATTTCTGAAACAGGTCCTTCTCCCAACCCGATGATCATGTGTAAATAATCATTCTTATTGGTCATTTGTCCATTTTCAAAGCCATTACTTGTACCAACAAAATATCGTGTTCCACCAACCCTTCTTGAGCCGTAAATAACAGGAATTGGCGCAGTATTGGAAGGGGAATTTGAAAGTATGATAGATCCTTGTTGTGCCAACCCTATATCTGGTGTTCTTACTAAACGTCCCATAAGGGCCGAACCTGCTGCAACAAAAACTGCTGTGGTGACAATCATACCTATTACGGCTGCTGTCTTTACACCAGCACCGAAGACCATTACTGCTTGCCCTATCGTAGCAGCTATCCAGACAAACGCTTTTGCTAATGCTCCACCCATTACTCTACCCTTAACCCCCAATCAAAATCATTAAAAGAGGGAATAAATGCCATATCGGATATTTCCTCTTCTATTACCGATAGAACCTTAGAACCGAGACATATATGCCCCAATTCAAAGTATCTTTTGCTTATTATTAATATATCGCCCATTCTTGCTCTTGATGGAGGTATTTTTCTTGCCCCATTATTTAAACAAACTTCGGTGAGAGTGGGTAATTCTTTTTGTAATTTAATTGCTTCCTTTCTGTTGGAATATCTTTCAAACGCAATATCTAAAACATCCCATCCATATATTTCATCTAAAAATTTGAGAATTAAAGTATTGCAATCATTAACCCCCCATTTGAAAGGAGTCTTGTATTCTTTCTCTGCAAACTTAATTATTTCTAACTCTTTCATTTATTTTAATGAAGTTTTCCAAGGGGTGGCCTTTTCACTCCCTCCCCCCTCTTGCCTGATGATTTTTATATTCTTTCCACCACCTGTAGCATCGCTTGTAGCTTTTACGGGAACTCTAATAATTATTAATTTTCCCCCACCCGTTGCTGTTGAAGTAGCAGTTTTCCCAACTGTTATAGTGAAACTATCTGAATCGGGTACTGAAACAACAGTATGCTGCTTATTAAAATAGGAAGATTCTATTCCCCCCACATCTAATGCCCCAGATATAGTCACTTTATCATCTACTGCTAAACCATGATTATTCTGATATATAGTGACAGTTGCACTCCCCGATGTCGTGCTAATGGGTGGAGGTGTAGTTGCGCTACCCCCTATGGTCACACTACTACCACCTCCATAATCTACATTAGAGGTTGGTGATGTAGAAACAGGAATCATAAAGCTATTGCTATCTAATACATAACCTACAGAATGAGTTTTATTAATTTCTGAAGCAGGAACGCCCCCTGTAGCCGATGCACCTGCTAAAACTACACTATCCCCCGTTGATAAGCCATGATCAGTTTGATTAACTTGTATGCTATCTGAAACGCTAGTGTTAGTTTCTAAAGGTGGGGCAGAATATTCCAGATCCTTTTCTATACTTAAAACAAATTCTCTAGGGAAGGTTGCCGTCACTTCATGGAATAACCCGTCTATGTGTGATTTTTCAATACCCCCCACATCCTCTGATAAATTTATTACTTGTACTTGATCCCCTACTTCCACTATTCCACTTGCTTGATTAAGTGGTACTGTTATTTCATTTGTACCATTTTCTGAAGTGACTCCTGGTTGTGCTGAGTTATCATTTATAAGTAATTCATTACCCCCATCGGTTGTGATGGCTTCTGGATAAGAAATATTGCCAACGTTATAAGTATTTCCATCAATACTAGCTATGGTATAGGTTGAACCATCTATACTTCCAAAATGACCTGAATAATTAGTAAATGTCACCTCCTCTCCTTCTACATATTCATTGGCTACATCCGTAAACTCCATTGTCCCATCTGCTTTTCCTTCTATATTATTACCCACTACAGGGAGACTCTGAGTAGCTGAATATCCTATATCTCTAGTTTCAATAATACTACCCACTTCATTTGCCAAAGAACCTGCGCCCGAAACCCTAGTGCCAGCATCAAATTCAGCACCCCACACTACGTCTTGTATTATTCTTGAACAATAATCAAATCCTTTATCACCAGGATAATAAATATTTTGTGATTGTGTATTACTAAACCTTCCAGGTGTTTTTTCAAAATCTACAAAAAGATTGGCAGCAGTAATAGAGACTGTGCAGCGTCCAGCATCTTCGGCCTCTTGAATAGTGGGTGTATCCATATTGCCTTGAAATATTAAAACTGGATCTGCAATTAATGAATCGTCTGTCGTACTAAGAAAGCCCTTTCTTATAATTACTTTTCTATCTATAAAATCTTCATCTAAAACATAATTAATATAAGTCTTATCAATACCCGATAAACTTATAGTTAAGCTGTTAATAACTAAATTACTGGTTTCCTGTATATCGCTGAAACTTAAAAAATAACCTGCTGCTGAATAAGTATTAGAATTATAAGTTATAGGAATATAAGCATCCGTCATATATTGAGTACCCGTAGGGGCATCAAAATAAACTTCTATTAAATGGATGGGTTGATTCTGTGCCTTTACTATCTCTGTTTGAAAAGCTGATGTACTGTTCCTGTTTGCCATTACGGAACCTCAATTAAATCTATCCCATAAGCATAATAAGAGGTTGCATTAGTGCTTCCTGTTTGAATATCACTTGTAAAAGCAACTGTAAAAGGAACACTCGAAATTGTTAACGCATCTTCATCGGCAACTGCTGTAGTTAATTTTGGTACAAAGTCAAGCGTAGCTGCTCCACCCGAATCGCTACTCATATCAGCAGTACACATATAAACTTTACTGTGTCCTGTAAATTTAAAGAAATCTCCTGATCTCATAATATTGCTTGTAGAAGCAGTTAGAGATTTTATAGTAGCACTTGTCACACCCTTACTTAATGCGCCATCAACTACGGGTGTTTCCGATGATTCTCCTCTACTAGTTCCTATAGTTGTTGGAACCCAAGTAAAAGTTTCGTATTGACCTCTTTGCTTAACGGAGAAAGCAAAAATAGGATCAAACTGCGCCCTAGTCATAGGGGCAAAAGAAACTCTAAAAGACCAACGCTGCCCTCCTCTGGATCTGGCTTGCCTGGTTAAATTGCTGGTGACGGAAATAAGCGTAGGTTCTATAGAACTTACTTCTATAGAAGCTGGTGCAGGAGAGTTAGGAAAAGTACCACTCATAATCCCAACGGCCCTCTTCTTCCATGTTTTCTAAATGACCTTTCTACTATTCCTACAATCGCAGGTGCTTGTTGAGTAATGGCTTCCAGGGTATCTCGACTATCCCAAGAACTAATTTCAAAAGTCACATTAACATTAGTATCTCCTCCTCCTGCTACCCCTCCCAATCTATCATTCGGAACAATGGCTCCTGTCGTTGCAGGAACAAATAATTCTGGACCTCTCTCTCCAACAATATAGGGCTTACCACTTCCGACTGTTCCACCCTCTGCTGCAAAACCAATTCCTGCAAGGAAAGGTTTTACTATGGCTATTCTTATCATTTCTTGAACAATCATTTTTAATACGGCATCTGCTAAATCTCTTATAGTATCCAACCCTTTACCTATATTCATAAATGCGTCTGTTAAGCCAGATTCTAATTTCATTGCTACCTTTTCACCCAACTCTCTGAAATCATCTAATCCTTTCGAAGAACTTATCATTATATCTTTAAAACCAGAACCGAAGGCCTTTGCTGCTCTTAGCATCCCGTTAAGTTTTCCTTTAGAATCTTCTAATTTATTATCTAGATCCTCTGTCGGTTTATTAGCTTCAAGTATTCCTTTTCCTAACGCCCTAACACTCTGAGCAGCAACCTTCATAGATCTGCCTGCTTGCCCTGTTGCTTTTGAAAGTTTAGATTGTAAGTTAGCTATATTTTCGGTTTGATCTGCTGTAAATGGAATTGAATCAGCAAAAGTGGATACAGCAATGGCAACTTCATAAAAATTATTTTTTACGGCAACTGCAAATTTCTCTATTGAATCTGCAAAAACTCCTATCCCTTCTAGTCCTGCTGCTAATTTTTCAACAAGAGTAGAAGCAATAGTTTTACCTATATCTTCTAATCCACCTTTTGCTTTAGCTGTCTCAACAGCCCAATCTTTGAATTTAGTAATCTGTTCTTCTAATCCTGGGGCCAATGCTGCAAAGGTTTGATTAACCAATCCTGAAATCATAAATTTCAGTTCAGAAAATCTATCATTAAAATTTTCTACGGACTTAATTGCTTCTCCATTAACGACAAAACCCATTTCTCTTGCTTTAGAAATCCATAGGTCTAGTCCCCTCACCCCATCAGCGAAGACCTGATTCATCAATATACCTTGACGACCAAAAAATCCTTGTAAAGCTGAATTTCTCTCAACTTCACTTGACATATTTTTTATGCCTTCGGTGACTTCTCTTAATATCTGGTCATTGCTTTTTAATATTCCTTCATTGTCATATAAAGTAATTCCCATTCTGTCCAGGGCGTAAGTGGCCTCTCCTGTACCTTTAACAATAACATCACCGATATTTTTAGAAAATTTCTCAATAGCTTTATTTAATGCTTCTACCGAAGAACCACTCTCTACTGCCCCTAACCTAAGTGCTTGTAGGGTTTCTGCTGCAAACCCAGTTCGGGTTGCTGTTTTGCCGATGCTGTCCAGGGTATCAAATGCTTTTTTACCCATAGCAATAAAGGCCGCACCTACGGCCGCAACAGCCAGACCAACACCACCTAAGATCTTGGTCATTCCTTTAGCTACTGCGCCAACTTTAGCTAAACCCTTCTGAACAGACCTGAAGACTTTTGAAGCCCTGTTAACTGCATCTATTACTATTTTATATTTCGTCTGTGCCATCTATTTTTTCTTTTCTTCTAATACCTTGATATACGCTATCCAATGGACATATTCTTCAACTGTCATTTCACGCAACTCACTAAGAGTTTTGTGTAAACGATCAGCTAACGCATATTGGGTAAATAGGTCAGCATCGGCCCTTATTTTTTTTCGGCTACCTCTATATCTTCCGAACCCATTATCCAGGTTCCAATCGTAGTCAATAGCCCAACGTCTGTGTGATTCATTAACTTATTTTTGTCTTCTAAAGTAAAAAGATGTTCACCTTGTTCATCCAATGCCTTATGAATTAAAGCATAGGCCAACAAAGCTAAATCATCATTCTTCGAAAGTTTATATAACTTTTGCGACTCATTTAATGTTAATGGTTTCGCATAAATAACTAAAGGGCCTGATTCATCACCCCACTCTTCGATCTCTAGCTTTTTTACTTCTATAGAATCGAAATGGGATACTGCTCTATCTATCGCCCTCACGTTAGACTGTCGCTTCTGTCACGGCACCTGAGTAAGTTGCCGAATAACTAGCTTCAACCATACCATCAAACGTGCCTGTGATTGCCTTTGATGTCACAAGAGCCGTACCTGTGAAATAACTATCACCAGAATCGGCCCCCTCGGGATATAGCACCAATGTTATAGACGATCCTGGATCTACGGCTTGCTGCCCGTTTGTATCCGTTTCATCCCAATAACAATCGAAACTTGCTGAAGCTGTTGTAAGTCCAACAAGATATGAACGGGCTGCATCGCCCATTACAGTATCTTCTATTGTGTCTGCAGATAGATCTAAAGACCAATTTCTTACTTCGGCTACAGTATTAGCACCGACTTTTACGAGTCCGTCTTTTCCTGAATGTGTTGCCATTTATTTTTCCTCTTTATTTTTTTTTGTTTTACTAACAGACTTAGTGGCTTTCACCTCTTCAGTCCAACCTTTGCTTTTTAAAAACTCTACTCGGTGTTCAGGTACTTCAATAGCTTCCTGACCTTGTGGAGAATATAAAATCTTTCTTTTTGCCATATATGTTCCTTTAAACTGCAGTATCGGGATCAGCTTCGGCATTTGCATATATGACTGAATAAGTCATAGTACACGCCCCGACTGGTTGATCACCTTCTGCGTTATAAACTATTTCTGTTGATTGTAGGAATGAATCTTTAGCCAATCCATTTAATGTAATATCTCCTGCCATAGCTGTTTCGACTTCGCTGCAGATTAAATCTACTTTATCATCGAAATTGCTAACTTGTTTCACATATCCTTCAACCACTAGAGACAATGTTCTCATAATTAATCGTGACGTTCCCATCGTTTCTGGCATCGAATCTTCACTCTGAGTATAAATTAACAATCCTGGTAAATTATTAGATCCTAGTGGATAAACCCTAGATTGATAGACACGGGAACTCGTAGTAGTTAATGAACCCAACGTACTCGCTGCTCGTTCTCGTATTTGTTGTCTAATATGCGCCATTATTGTTCTTCTAGTACAAGTGCTGTACAGCCCACTCCGTCTGGTTGTACGTCAACAATATTATAAGTTATTGAATCAATAAGTATGGTATCTGCATTATCTACTCCTGACATATCGGAACTTCTACCCGTCACTACGGGCTGCGTTCCATCAACATCAATACCCATCCCAGGATCAATCGCAAAATACTCTTTATTAAGTATTACATTAATCGAGGAACTAGAACCATTAATAGTAATGGTAGCACTTGTTCCGTGTGCTGAAGTATCAAAATATCCAGCTAAATCACTAGCAGATTCCAGTACCATATTTATTTCTTCTTACTTCTTTTCTTAACTGGTTTAGTATCAGAAGAATCTAATCCTACGGAACGATCAGTTTTCTCAGTTTCACCTACTTGTTCAGCTACTTGGCCTGCAGCCAATAGACCTACTGCTATAGGTTCTTCTAATTCAACTGTATCTCCAATAGAAAAATCGCTTCCTTCTATTACACAATTTTTAAGAACTTCGTACTTTTTCATATCTTTTCCTTAAAAGGTGGAAGGGGTTATTAGCCCCTTCACACTATTTAGCTATTAAGCTGTTGCCTTGGTGAACGATTGTCCATGTCTAACAGCAACATCACAGAATTGGGTAGCCCTAATTCTAGTTAAGTTGTTCGTAGCGGCCGTATATGGATCCGTTAAAATATCAATCGAGCCGAAAAACCCAATCAATAAATCAGACCACATTCCAAAGTAAATATAACCACTCGCTACAGCATTACTGATAGTCACAGGATGTCCGTTGACTCTACCATCTCCGTCCATAATAAAGACTGCTGTATTACTAGCTTTCGCTGTAGTTTTTAGGTTTCCTACTACAGTTGAGTTAGTTAAATAACCAGGTCTGTTAAATGGTACGTTATCAGCTAGAACCAATGATTCCATTTCTACTGCTTCGGCCCAAGTTGGGGTTGAAGCTGTATCTAATGTGACACTATTAACGCCAGTTGCAGAGTTTATTCCTGTCGGTTGACCAGAACTTCCAGAACCCGTCATAGCACCCGTATCCACTACTTTACCGATACCAGCAGCAAGATCATTTCTTACTAATGTCTCTATTGATAGAGAGGAATTAGCAAGCATCTTGTTAGTTATATCTGTGTACGCAGATATGGTATTTGGAGACATCGTGACTGAACCTAAAGTAAGTTCTGATTCTGTCACAGAACCACCTTCGGTTGCAATCCAGGTTGCAGTTGATACGCCAGTTTGTTTAGGAATCTTGACGTTATCTACTAGATCAGGGAATATAGTTGCCCCTGCTCTAATAACACCAGACGCATCTCTTAGTGCATTGATGAAGTCTCCTCTTCTGAAATCTTCTCCGATGCCGCCTGCATCGTCTGTTGTGTTAATGTCCCTGGTCCATGTACCCATTACTTCACTTGGTAAAGTAAGACCTTCGGAATTTCTTCCGTATTTTTCTTTTGCTGCCTGAGAGGCCTCAAATTCAAATTTAGCGTCTTCTTGTGCCTTACGATTAGTAGGGTTAGACATAGCATAAACGGCCTTTAAAATACTAAAGTCTCTGGATTCTTTTTCAGTCAAACCTATTTCGGCAGTTTCCAAAGGTTGTCCAGAAGGTATAGTGTTAAGCAGTTGTCCTCTGAATGTCTCAAGATCAGTTCCATCTTTAATTGCTTGTCTCGAAAGTTCTTGCTGTTGATGTCTCGCACCCAATTCAAGAATCTCATCATTTTCTTTTGCGATTCTTTTTTGTGTTTCTGAAACAGTTGTAGCTTTCACTTCTTCAACGTTTATTTCTTCTTTTTGTTCCATTGTTTTTCCAATGTTGTTATTTTTAATTATTACACCAGAACTCTCAGCTTCGGCTTTTATTACCTCTACTTCTATTTCTGGCAATTCTTTAGCTGCATCATCACTTCTTGCGATTCCCACATTCTGACTTTGATCTGCTGGAACGCTTACTATGGATGCTTCTAATGGTTGGAAAGCCACTCGATAAGCAGGTTCATCAAAAGATGAATCTCTTTCCATGCTTGTTATGTTGTACCCGACTGAGACATTTTGACGTATGCCATCTTGCACATCATTAAAAATTTCATCAGCAAGTTCGCTTCTTCCGAAACGCACTTCTGCGATAGTTCTCTTCGCATCTTTATCAATGAAATAGTTTTCGACCACCCCTATTTGACGAGTCATATCATGGTCTAATAAAAGTGGACTTCTACCTTGACCAATAAATGACGTATCAATCGAATCTTCGGAATGATCTAATATTTCTAAACCAAAGGAACGACTTACTGGTTGCTCACTCGTAAGTGCTATACGAACACGCCTGTTCTCGGTGTCTATATATTCATTGCGAATAGCAGCAGAACGAAATTGCTTCTTATCAGCAAAACTTCGTTCATCCTCAGTTTGCTGTTCATCCTCAGTTTGCTGTTCCTCAGAATCAGATTCCAACTCTACTTCGATTTCTAAATCTTCAGTTTCCTCTTCTTCCTTTTCTTCGGCTTCTTCAATGATTTCTTCCATTGCTTTTCCTTTTAGTTTACTGGCATTATTGCCACACCCACTACGGACTCCTGCATAAAAGCTAGGGTGAATTTGCTTTTATCTTGTGGCACGTTTATACATCTTTGTATAAATCCCACCAGATGCCAGTTCTTATTCATTATCTCCTCCCGTTAGATCTGGTTCAACAGGAGTCTTGGTTGCACCATAGGGTGAAAATGCTGTCTCTACTCCGTATTGATCTGCGAGTGCCTTTTCTCTGGATAACTCCTCGAAAAGTTCTTCTGGATCACGTCCCATAGAAGACTGAATATCAGACATAGTTATCTGCCCGTTCTGTAGTCCAACTACATTGGCGTTCATTTCCTTCTGTGGATCTATCCATGACCAACTTCGGGGAATGAAAATAACTTGATTGGCAAATTTATCATACTTGGTAATTGGTATGCTTACCTGTTTCGTAGTCATAGCATATTCAAGCCATTTTAAATATATTGGCCTAACCATGTGTTGAATAACGAATTTTTGTATTGTTCTGTAATAATCTCTTTGTTCCATTACTCCCTGTCTAATACTGGAATAATTCACCCCTTCCAAGTTATTAGCTAAATCTACATAAGAAACATTAAGACCTGATGCGATTCCTCTAAGTATAGCTTTTTGAAATGGATCAAACATCATGTTTGGATATTCTGGATCCCACTTGCGAAATTCACTTCCTGATGGTAGTTGTTCCATACTTCCTGGTGTTGCATCCATTATTTGAGTATAAGTATCTTCTGTATCTTCTCCCACATATTGTTCACCATCGGGACTGACAATGAATCCCATTTTAGATGCACCGACTCTGGCATTTACTACAGCCGACTCTTCTAGCCCATCTAACATCTTTGCTCTGCCTAAAACTGCCGAAGTCCAGGGGACACCCCTAGTCTGTTCTGCTCTATTGGGTAAATATCCATGTATGAGTTCATCAGCAGGAACTTTTATATATCTACTCGGATCAGCATAATCACTATAATAGGGTGAATTGCCCGGGTGGTCTTTTAATAAATAATATGCTTCTGGCTTTCCAAAGCTATCTACTTCCACTCCCATCTTGATAGAATTACCTGATTCCTGGTTCTTGGTTGAAAGGTTCTCGTCTAAATGATCTGCTTCTAAAAACTGAATAGCAAAACCAAATCGGTTGCTATTAGAACGGACTGTTCTTATTAATGCTTCTCCATCCCTGGCTACAGATTCAATGAATAACTTTTGGCAATCCAAGAAGGATTGTATGCCATTTAAAGTACAACTTCCAACTTGCCCCCATTCTGAGAAAGCAGCTTCTACCTCTTTGTTCCCTTGTAAATCTAATTCACCATTATCATTTCTGGCCTTTGACGCAACCCTGATGCCGTTTGGTCCAATAACATTGCTCACCAACATATTCAAATATCTATAAATATAACTATCATTTCTAGCTAATGCTCTACTTCTATTTCTTAAAGTGGATAATGAATTGAATATCTCTTGATCTGCTGTTGCATTTGAAGTCTTCCAATCTGCGAATAATCTCCCTCCTTGTGCGCCTGCGAATGACCTAAACTTTATTGCGTTCTTTATTTTTCTTTTAAATATATTTTTATACCATGCCATTAGAATCTAACCTTAATTTGTGTTCCTGTTGCTTCGCTTTTATCTCGCCTGGACTTCTTATCTTCATTACTTACTAACGCTTTATAGTGTGACTTCCAATCATTCAGTTCTGCTGGTGACATACGGGAAAGCGACCTACCAGCGATGCTCATAGACATTTGATCTATTGTAGCCCTGTTTTCCATCGTGGCTTCAAGGGCCTGTAATATAATTCTGGCACTTGACCTTGGATCTCCCGTATCAGCATCTAAGTTAGATTTAAGACTTACCAACCCTGTATTTAATACCAATCTTTCTGATCCAGATGTTTTTGTTATATATTCCTGATAAGTATAGTCACCTTTCGTATAATCAGTTGTTGTGCTACTCGGAACATTAATTGTATAAACACTTGTATCACTTTCTGTAATTACTGAATCACCTAACGCTATTTCAGTAGCAGCCGAAGTAAGTAATCGAAAAGAATAACTTAATGAATAACTAGCAACGGGATAATCAGTTAAATCTCTCTTCCATAGAAAGTTATCCCCTACATACAATGTATCTGGTACGTTTGTTGGATAATTAACGGAATCAAATCTATTGGCCAAACTATGTCCTCATAAGCTAAACTAAAAACATTAAGTGCCATATTTAATCTGTCAATACACTACTTCCAACTATTTACAAAAGACTTACGAGGTCTTTTGATTGTTCTAAGCGTGGGATTAGTGATTGGATTGTTCCTTTTTATGGACTCTTCTTTAGGTGGCTTGTTGTTTGAAGATATTTTTTTTAAATCGGGTTGTAATATATGTAGAGCAACTAAACAATAGACAAACGTATCAAGGGCTTCATTTCTTTCTCTTTGTGCTACCCAAACTACTCGCTTCTCGCCCTTGTAAAACTTGACTGCTCTTTTCTCTGCTGTAAGTTGTTTAAAATATTCTTCATCCATATTGTTTGGGAAATGGACATACCCTGGTCCTACTTCATCAATTTGTAGCCATTGAAAGATATTTTCCTTTGCTGTATCAACGCCAGCAGGGAAGAGTTGTATTCTTTGTCTGCCCGATTGGGTTGGTCTTCCTGCAATCGGCTTGCCTGCTTGTGATTGTCCTTTAATTCCAAATATTCTTCTGCCTGTTTTATTTTTTACAAAGTTATAACAGCTTTGAGTTTGATACCCCGTATCAATTCCAACACACGCTATAGGTAAGGAGGGTAAACTTTCTCTTTCATATCTTCTCTTTAAATAATCATCTAGTTCTCCCCACACTTGCGCTTGAGAAGTCTCACCCCAAAATATCTGATAGTCTAAAACGTAGCTGTGCGATTCCAATCCCCATCCTATGACTTGCAATTCTAATCTATCGCTTTGTATATCAACACCACCTGTAATAACCAGGACGTTATCGGGAATACACGATTCATCGTATGTTTCTCTTCGTGCCATCAATCCTTCACTTACTATCTCTTCCCCTTGATCTCTCCACACATCACCAAGGGAAGTATTAATATAAGTCTTTAATATCTCTGGATGTTTCTTAGCTTCTAAAAAATTAATAGCCATTGTTCCCCATGTACTCCAAGGTGAATACAATTCGTTAATATGAAATCCTGCTGTCTTGTTTGTTTCTTCTTCTGCTCTCCATTCTCCGTTTCTAATCATTTTTATTTTTTCTTTCTCTTCTAAAAGAGAACCACAATGCACACATATATATCTGGCTGTCTCTGGCTTGCCTTCATCCCATTGGACATTTGACCATTCTAATATTTGCATTTCATGGCAATCTGGACACGGAACAAAATACCTTCTCTTATCTGATGATTCAAAAGCAGTTTGTATTCTTGATAGTCCGTCTATAGTTGGGGTTGATGCCATAACTATTTTTCTATTCCAAAAGGTAGTTGTTCTTTTTAATGCCAGGGAAACTGGATCTCCTTCTGCGCCAGCACTTATAGGGAAGCGATCTACTTCGTCTGCTAATAAAATTCTTACTGGTCTGCTCGCCAAACCACTAGCTGAATTGGCCCCCACTACTGCAATGAAACCACCATCGTATTTTTTGTGGAGTACAGTATTCTCGCTGTCCTTTGCCCTTGGTTCTTTTACTTTACCTTTTAAGACCTTACTGCTTTTGAGCATTGGATTTAATCGGTCCTTACTCCACGTTCTAGCCATCTCTAAAGTTGGTTGCATAACTAAAACAGGGCAGGGATCTTGAGATATGTAATAACCCAATATGTTATTCATTATTTCTGTCTTACCAATTTGTGAACTGGACATAAGAACAACAGTTTCTATATTTCTATCAAGAACAGCATCCATTATTTCTATTTGATATGCAGCACGACTACTTCGCCAGTTGCCAGGTTCAGCACTTGACTCAGAACTTAATACTCTGTGTTGGTCAGCCCAACTCGATACTTTTAGTTTCTTCGGTGGTAGAAACGCTTTCGCTGTTTTGTTCCATACTGCTTCTAAGGGATTCTGGTAATTCACTTGATGCAAGTTCATTTAACACCTCATATATTTCTTCATTAATTAATCCTTCTACCTGTGCATAAGTTTCTAACCCCACTACCTGATGCGCTACCTTGGAAGGTAGGTTTAACAACTTTGCTCTTACATTACTTACAAACGCAATCCATCCTTCCTTTACTTCTTGTGCCTTTAACATTCCTCTAGTAATAACTTCCACTTCCATCTCGGCCTTATCTGCTTGCGCTTTGGTTAAGCGTGTTTTTTCTTCACTAATAGAGGTATCTGTACCTTTGGGAGACAATCTAGCTCTAGTTCTTAGGAAGTTAATGTAAGCCAGGCGAGAGTCCCGTAAGTTCATCTTCTGCCTTCCCCTTCCACCTGGTAAAATTCCCTGGCTCTTTAATTTAGAAACGTATTCTTGCGTTATGTCTAAATGCTCTGCAACACGCTTGCTTGTCACTAATTCTTCTGCCATCGAACTTAAACTGTCGGTTTTAGTTTGAACTGAACCCAAACTGGTTCCAGTTTGCTGAACTGGTTTGGTTATTTGAATTTAATCTTATTAAATTTCGATATTGTCTAAGAAAATATCGAAATCGTGAAACCTGGGGCAATCCTTCCCCTGGGAAGAACCTATGATCCTTATAGTATAAGGGTTTTGGGGTATTCATTATTTTCTAGCCAGTTCTTTTTTAAGGGACTTGACCATTTCTTTTGGAAAAACATTTGAAACAAATTTTTCTCCTATATGAAAGAAAGGAAATATCTTTTTGTAGTTTATTGCTTTTTTAAAAACAATTAATAACTCTGATGGTTTGCCCTTAACACTTTTTGAGTAAACTCCAAGACCTGTCTTGGTTGGTCTTATTTCTCTTCCACCTACTGTTAATTTTTTACTTGGAATGTTTCCATATTGATTCAATGGAAGGCGTTGTGTTGGTACTGCATAACCTGATCTCTGCTTCTTGGTGCTTTGACCACCTTCAATTTGTGGTTCTAAATATTTTGCTTGAGTATCCTTTATAAAAACTTTCGCAGACATATCTCTCGGTGTTGCTTTACTGACTCCAAAGGCATTGATAGTAAACCTTGTAGGTCTATCAAACTTCTTTTCTGCTTGAGCCATATAGGCCTTACGCAACTTAAACGCTGTGTTGTTAATAGCCCATTTAGTAGCTTCTGGTATCTTTTTCTTTTGCGCTCTTTTTAGATCTCTGTTCACTTTCTTTATATTGTCGGTGACTCTTATGCTGCTTACCATTAATTCTTTCTCCAGGGTGACTTAGTTTTAAAGGTTAAATTATGTTTCAAAGCCCATCTTCTTATCGTGCTTTTAGTCACTCCAAACTTTAAAGCCACATCATGTAAAGATAAACCTTCCTCTATGCTATGTTCTAGTATAGCTTTTTTATCATCTTCACACATATTATTCACTATAGATTCTTATAATGTTTAATCAGCTTTTTTAAATAAAATTCTGCCTTCTCTAAATCAGATATGTTTGCGCCTTTGTTTTTGTGACGATATAGATAACGCCATATATGGGCTTCATATACTGAACCAACATCATCTACTTGTTGCTTTATTATATCTAAACATTCTATCTTATTTCGGTAATGTGGTGGTTTATTGATTAAGTCTTTCATATATTATCCTTGGTGTCATAGTTTAATAATACACCTTATACGGGGAAGCTAGAAACTGGTCCCATACTCTTTATTTCCTTTTCACTCGTAGGTTCAACAACCTCTGCGCCTGGAAACTCTTTCTTTGCATTAAGTGTAAATATCCAATTATCATCGGGTATTAACCTTAAAATTTCTATCATAGATAAAACCATCGGTTCTGGTTTCTCATTTCTGGACATAGCTACTGCTTTAGCATAATAACAATCATCAAGCACAACTAAAAATCTGGTATCCGTTCTTTCGTAATAATAACTCCATATATGACCATCTAATTGTTTATGCCCCCTCTCTATAGCGTTGGCTTCGCACACTTCATATCCTCTCAACATTGCTTCTGCATGATTAACTAACATTAAGTAGTTGCTTGTGACTCTACTTCTTTCGTATTTATTACGCATCATTCTTAACCGATTCATCAGATCTGCATCAAGTAAGTGAAAAAATCTATGCTCACCCCAATTTCTGTTAATTTCTGCCCTTCTTTTTTCTACTTCAGCACAAAGTTGATTAGCTTTTTCTTTGTGTGGATTGGTGGGTGGTTTATATTTTTGGACCATCGCCTTTTATCTGCTCTTTCATCACTTGAGTTGTTAGCCAATCTCTTATAGCAATAAGTTCGTCTGGTTGCATATCTCTATATTCATGTAATGGCTTTCCTTTGATTAACGCCTTGTAATGATTTTCTGGCTCATAGCTGCCTTCCTGTATTAATACCTCTATATCAAACCAAAGCAACGTTCTAGCCCAAGATTGATTAGTTAATTCGATTCCCTTCTCACTCTTACTCATGTTTTAAAAATAAAAATTGGTTCATATTTAAAACCACCATTTATACTGCTTAATCTTAACTTTATAATATCCTGTAAATGAAAACCCTCTTCATGTGCTACATTAAGAGCATCCTCTTCTAAGTTATTATATTGTTTAACATTAGCAATATTTAAGATAAGTAAGCCATTATTTTTTAATGATTTATGGCAATTGCTTAATGTTTTTCTTAAAAATCCATTCAACCACCCCTCTTTTGTTGGGTATTTTTTAAAGGATTGAGTTTCTTCTTGTGAATATTCCTCTGTATTGAAATAAGGTGGAGAGGTAAAACATAGATCTACTGGTTCGGAGGGGATAAAGTTTTCTGATCCAAGTTGATTTATTTCTATCTCAACACCTAGATCTTCAAAATCTTTTTTTATATTAATTAAACCATTAAATGTTTTCGTACATG